ATAGAATCCTCAACCGGGGATATGGTGGTGGATTATATCAGAGACACCTACCAGCCTATCGTAGACCTCATACAGAGCAGTTCTCATGTTTACTCAACGGCGGAACAGGTTGTGGGGAAGTGGATTGACGGGAGCGAGATTTACGAGAAAATCTACGACTTAGGAACTTCTGTAAGAATTAGCAATACAGAAACAAATATTACATCATACATCAACAATTACGCAGATATAAACGCTGTAATATATGCTCGTGCTTTTTACATAGGCTCAACAAGCTCTACAACAAGTGATATATATGTCGGGAAATACTCAACTAGCCCGTATGTAAAAGCGTGGTGCGCAGAGGGTGGAGAATTTAATTATATCATTCTTAGATATACCAAATCCACACAGACACGCTCATTAAGTGCCCCTCTGACCTCGCAGAAAGCCCAAATTGAGCCCTTAGAGGAAAAGGGTGAGGAAACACCCGTTGAAGAAGAAAAAGCCGTAGAAACGCCCGAAACGGAGGAAGAAAATGAAGAAGAAAGATAAGATCAGAACCGCTCCGATTAGCACAACGCCTGCTCCTCTGAAAATCAAAGAGGGGCGGGTGACGATCACGCTGGAAGGCAAGGACGGCAAAAAGACCGTTGTCGACCATAACATGATGACGGACGCTATGGACGAGATTTTGACTAATTGCGGGTGGCTCAACAGAGATAATCTCCCGCAGGACAATCTGGTTCCCGAATTGCTCGGCGGCATTATGCTCTTTGATGATGAGATAGACGATGATCCGGCTCCGACCTATGTCCCCTCTGGGCTCAATCTGGTGGCTAACGGGGCGATAGGAACTACAAACACGGGCACGCCCTATGAACTGGGCTCATGCTCCGACATAGCCACAGAAACGGGCTGGCAGAGTGATGGCTCCTACCTTATGACATTCCGTTGGGATGAAAACCACGGCAACGGCACAATCTCTAGCTTGGGGCTATGTGCAAAGCAAGTCGGTTTTGCCGGGTGCGGAAACCCTAGCGGCGATTCTAAGACCGGGACACGCTTTGACGACCTTTATAACGGCACGGCTACTCCGTATGTGCTCAAAAACGGATATGCCTATCATACGGCACGGGTGAGCATTAAAGATAGCACAGCGTATTGTCTGGATTTATCGGACATCTCCAACGGAAATATCACGATTGAGCAGTACCGCATTCCAACTCGTAAGGTAAATCTCAAAGGCTCCACAACGGCTCCCGTTTTGTTGGATTCGACCACGATCACGACAGCAGATAGCACTCTGATTGCAGTTTTGGCGGCGGTTGCTGGCGGTGGCGAAGAGGGTTGGAGAAGTAACTACTTTGACGCATACGATCACTTCTGGGTTTGGAACTCCCCGACCTCCTCCGCTGATGTGTGGGGAACCAACTATACGCAGTATCTTTGGGAAATAAACGCAGAGAGCGGAACGATCACGACCTACACGGTGCTGAATACGAGTGGCGATACTTTGCACGGGATTTTTAAACCGATTTTCATAGGTTCAACGGTGGCTTTCGTGAACGGCTATTATCACAACTACTACTCACGGGACATTGACACGAGCAAGATTTATCAGTTCACCATCTCACAAGGCTCCGCTGGTGCTATTACTTCCATCTCTAATACTTTGGGTTGGACGGGTGATAGCACGACACCTGTCACATATCAGTACGGCTCCTGCAAAGGAAAAGTGATTGTCCTCAATACTGGACGCTGGTTTGTGTATGACATTGACGGCACGGCCTATCCGATAAACGCCGACACAACATCGCAGACACTCTCTAAGATGCAAAAGACGGATTGCGATTTTGTGATGTATGACAATGCTTTATCAACACAGACGATCGGCTCTTATGCCGCAATCACGCTCAAGAGGACGGTGGACTATCTCGCGACAATTTTCAACTTGCAGAATCCGGTAACGAAAGACGCTACTAAGACAATGACGGTTATATATCGCCTGACTTTCGAGGAAGAGGAAGAAGAGAATGAATAATCAGATCAGTTTTACCCCGGCTGAGTTAGTCGCGGGGATTCTGTGGATATGCGGGACGATAACGGCGGTGGCGGCGGCTGTGACGGTGATTATTAAGGCCGTCCAGAAAGCCAAACAGCCGGAGAAAACCCAAAACGAGCGTATAGAGAAGTTGGAGAAGAAGATGGAAAAATACGACCAGCAATTCGACAACGACAATAAGCGATTGAAGGCTCTGGAAGAGGGAAACCGCATAACACAAGAGGCGTTGCTTGCCCTGCTCGGACACGCCAAGGACGGCAACAACACGGATCAGATCATAAAAGCGGAACAAGACCTCAAGCAGTACCTTATAAATCGGTGATTACCCTCGCGGGTTGTCATATTCATACCATTTTTTCTTTCTTGGGCAGATGTGGCGGAATAGGTAGACGCTTACGGCATAAGGTTAACACCTTAGTGCGCACAAGGTTGTAAGTTTGGCTATGTGAGGTGCAAATCCTCACCATCTGTAGAGGCCGGGTAGCTCCCGGATGATGTGAGAGAGAGCAGGACACCTCACAGAGAATGAAAATGCCGAGATAGGTTGAAGTGCGTAATCGGGAGTAAGACCTGTCCTATCTCGGAACTGCACATAGCCGTATAGCCTAAAGGTTAAGGCGCTCGGCTTTGACCCGAGATATGCTGGTTCGATCCCGGCTGCGGTTGTTTGAGAAAGGAGGGCACAATGCCGCCTAACATGGAATACATAGACAAATTGAGATTTTCGCGCATTATCCTTGCTGAGTATATCGACAAAGCGCCGGACTTTGACAAGGAAATGCTCGAGGTGGTGCTGGAAGTCGTTGAGGAGCAAATACATCACATTGAGTGGTACAACAAGATCACGGGAGGAGGAAAACGATGAAAATTGATTGGAAAAGAAAACTCACGAGCCGAAAGCTCTGGCTGAGTGTGGCTAACTTTGCAACGGACATTATGGTATTTTTCGGTGTTTCTCAATCCGAGGCCGTAAAGGTTGCCGCGCTAATCATGGCTGGCGCTACGGTGATCGGATATGTCGTAGGCGAGGGATTGGCTGATTCTGGCAATAAGAAGGAGGAAAGCGATGGCGAGACTATATCCTAAGTATGACGATAAACAAAAGCCTATTCCGTGCTATCTGAGCAATTCCAAGTGGTATAAAAACTCCGGCACATTTTCGCCTAGGGGCATTCTGCTCCATGATACCGCAATAGATAACACTTACCTCCATCGTTATGTCATGGCGGCAGACAATGATCCGCACAAGGGAGAGCTTGACCAACTACTCGGCAAGAATCCCAACAACAACGATTGGAATCACGGCGGAAAAGACAAGGACGCGGGCCTTCACTTCGTTGGAGCGATTGCAGACGGAAAGACCGTTACAACTCTGCAAACAGCAGATTGGACCAAAAGACCATGGGGATGTGGTGGCGGACGATTTGGATCACTTAATGACACTCATATCCAGTGGGAAATGTGCCAGGACGACAAAAAGTCGGTCGATTACTTCCGTGATGTCTATGAGGAGAGTGTACAGCTTGCGGCATACCTCTGCAAAATGTTCAAGATTGATCCGCACGGAACATTTACATACAAGGGCTATACAATCCCGACAATCTGCTGTCATTGGGACGCATATCTCATCGGGTGGAACGGCATACCGATTTATAAGAGCGGCAGCAAGGGCGGCTTTGGCTCCGGGCATACAGATATTTATGATTGGGACGCAATGTACGAGTATTTTGGTTTGTCGCAAAAGCAGATATATGGCGATCCGTATAAGATCAATCCGATAGACAATCCAGTGTTTAATCGGATTCGTGACGATATCGCAAGGGCCATGGAAGAGCCAAAGCATGATGACGGGTGGTACATGGTAGACGGTAAATGGTACTACTATGACAACGGCAATATGCTCAAATCGGAATGGGTAAAGTATAAAGGCGAGTGGTACTATCTCGGCGCAGATGGGGCCATGCTCACTGGCTGGCAAACGATCAGCGGGAAAATGTACTACCTCGCCGATAATGGATCCATGGCGCAGGACGAATGGGTTGGAAAATACTTCTGTGATATGTCCGGTGTTGCCTCTGATCGAGGTGGCGCATGGCACGATGAAAACCGGGGCCGGTGGTTTGGCGATAGCTCCGGCTGGTATCCGAAATCCCGCTCACTCATGATTGACGGTATTGAGTATAAGTTTGACAAAAATGGGTATCTCGTGGAGTGATCCACTTGATATAGCATAGTTTTACTCCTTTCTTTGGGACGGTCCCGGGTTATCTTCGGATGGCTCGGGGCTGTTTTTGACAGAAGGAGCGAAACGATGTATAATGGCAGCGTAACGGATTTTCCTGTTTCGTTACATGATCAGTTGGAGAGGAGAGCGGAAACGAGACGCCGTTCTCCTCTTTTTTGTGTCTAGGGAACCGGTAGGGGCAAATTAGGGGCAGAAATAACCGAAAAGTGGTTAAATCTGCCCTTTTTTCTATTTTGACGAAATGACCGGGAATACTAGTAATTACAAGGGTTTGCACTCATTTTTTAGGAATTGAAAAACAAATTTAGACAAAAATAAAAAATGTACATATTGCCCACAGTTGCGGGCTCCGGAGGTATCGGAGGGGCAAATTAGGGGCATAGTTACAGAATATGCACATTCAGCAGCATTTCCTCGTCGCGCTCTTTCTGTCTTTTCGTGATGTGATAATAGATCCTCTTGGTGATCCCTTCGTCTCCGTGGCCTAATCGTCTGGAGATCACTTCTAACTGTACGCCTTGCTCTGCTAACAATGCAGTATGTGTATGCCGGAGGATGTGAGGGTGCAGAGGCTTTCCAATGTCGATCTTACGCATGGCAGCTTCCACAGTCGCATGATGGAGCCGGACGCCTCCACGACCGAAGAAAAACCGGTCCGTCCGGATACCATGGGACATCATGTAGAGCAAGCGCCATTCCTTATATTCGGAGATTAGATCAGCTAGTTCCTGTTGGATGAATATCTCCCTTGTGGACGATTGCGTTTTGGCAGTTGTTAGAATACCGGTATGGGAGAGCGTCTTATTAACAATGATATGCGTGTCCGTAACATCCTCCATGGTGAAGGCGGCAGCTTCTCCGATCCGGCAGCCGGTGAGTGCCAAGAAGTGGCAGACATACTTATTCATGCCGGAGAGCTGATCCAGGACAGCGGAGAGCTCATCCGCTTCAAGGTAGAGCTGATCAGGAGCCTTCTTGGGTGAATTATCCCGGAAGAAGGATATACGACCACTCATGTCTGATTCTGTATATCCCATCTCATACAGCCATTTGATGAATGTGCGGAGAAGGTTGAGATAACGGTTCAGAGTTTTAGCTGATTTTCCGCTCTCCGTGTATGCTTGCTTAATCTTCCGTGGATCCAGTTCTCCAACAGTTATGTTCCCACATAGATCCACGGCAGAATAGAAGGTCGTCCGGTTCTGTTCCCTGGTACTCTCCTTCACATCCTTAGTTTCCCAATAAAGCCGTGAGAGGTCATATAATGGCTTTTGGCATAGAGGGGTAGAAATATGCGATACCTTCTCATTAAGCGCCTCTGTGGCCTTCCTACGGGCTTGAGCGGTGTCCTTTTTGAGAGGGACGGAGATCCGCCTGGTCTTTCCGTTAATCTTCACCCGATCACACAGCCTTAGGCCGGTCTTGGTTTTCTCTATCCACATAGTTATTCCTCCTTTCGTGAATAAGTGTGTTAAGTTCTATTGTAATGCTCTAATGATATTTGTATAATGATAATTGGTAGGCTCCGATAGGTTTACCATAACAACTGGGGAGGGGTTGTTCACCATTCGACCTCTCCCGCTCCCCCAATATTGATTGTTCATACTTCAACCCTTTAAGATCCTCTTCACGCCTCTGCCCTCAGTATCCTCAACCTGGGAGCAGAGGCATTTTCTATTTTTTATACTTCTCCATGTCGGAGAGATCGGCGAGGTACTCCTCGGCCTTCTTGAGACCGTCCGAGTTAAGACCGGCGATATATGCAAGGATGTTACTCGGGACGGTTGTAGAGAAGGAATTGCCGAAATCTAAACCGTACACTTCTTTTTTCTCCATCAGGACATCGAAACCCATAAGCCATTGAGGATCCACATTTAAGACTTTCGCCATTTTTCCAGCGTTATGGCTGTGAGGTTCATTATTTCCATTGATGTAATGACTTATAGATGATTTTCCAACACCGGACCGGTTGGATAGTTCTTGAGCTGTCATGTCTCTAAGATTAAGAATATAAGACAATCTCCGTGCAGTTTCTGGATATTTCATACAACCACTCCCTTCATATTTGTACTCCACATTATACACGGAGTTTTGCAGAGTTTCAAGGCGAAGTATAAAAAGTTTAAACTTTTGCTTGACATTTATAGTTTAATCGTTTAAACTGTTCAATGTGAGGCAATCACGAAACACACACGGAAAGGAGGATAAAAATGTACGATTATAGTAAACTTCGTGGTCGCATTGTAGAGAAGTATGGAACACTGTCTAACTTCGCAGAAGCCTTGGAAACTTCCATTGTTGTTGTATCTCAGAAGATGAACAACAAGACGGATTTTTCCAGAGCTGACATCATTAAGTGGTCAAACCTATTAGACATTTCCAGCACGGAATACGATGCTTATTTTTTTGACTACAGAGTTTAAATCTCTAAACTGTGGAGGTGGTTGTGTGTTTATCACCATAAAAATGATGGCGCAGCGCGAAGGTGTCTCCGAGGCTACGATCTGGAGAGCGATCAAGGAGATGGAGCAGACCGGAGAGTATATCGGGGCGATTAAACGGCTCGGCAGGACGCAGATTGATGTGGATATGTTTGACCAGTATGTGAGAAGGAGACAGTATGGCGGAAAGGACTAGATGGTATGTAGGAGCAGAGCTACTCGCAATTGTCGGAGTGATTGCAGCGGCGATGGTGTTCGATGCCGGTTGGATCACCATGGGCGAGCTGATCTGGGCTGCCGGGTGGCTCCTGATTCTCGGTTTTGGAGCGGTGTATCTTATCAATCTCGAGTATAACCGGGCATGCAGCCGGGAACGGCACAGACGGATGGTGGAAAAATCCACAGAGTATGTAATCCGCTACTATGAGCGGGCGAATAATATTTAATTTCAAGGAGGAATGAAACATGGGTAACACAACAGACAGGGATTACACGGCAGTTGTTGTAAAGGTAGGCAAGGAATTTATGATGGGTTATCTTCCGAAGGGGAATTATGTATATCCCGGAGACGAGGTTGAGTTTGAAACCCACAAAAGAGGAGTTGTGCTGATGGTTGATGATTATCGCTCTTACGAGGATCTGCAGGAGATGGAAAAGAGCACCGGATCAGAGTTCACGAAGGTTATTGCCTTCTTTAAGAGACACGAGATTACACGGGAGGACTAAACGCATGAAGTTATGGGAAACGAATGTCGAGTTTGAGCGGATGATTGACCGCTGTGAGTGGGATGATGAACGCAAAGCATGGGTTGACCAGGACACCGGAGAGATAATGACCGATGACGAGTTCTGGAACCAGTTGCAAGGGCTTGAGGATGAGCATGACAGAATCATTGAGTGGTGCGTAAAGATGTACCTTGATGATCTGGCAAAGGCCGAGATGATTAAGGGCGAGATTAAACGGCTCCAGGTGCTTCAGAAGTACCATGAGCGCAGGGCTGAGCGCATGAAGTATGTGATTGACCGCGAGCAGCACGGAGAAAACCGTGATTTTGGGTTTGCGAAGGTATCATACCGCAAGAGTAAGCCGGTTACATGGGCCCCTGATGATGAGCAGAAGATTATCGCTTGGTGCTTCTCCAACGGACACGATGAGTGTGTCAAGACTTCTTACGAAGTGAGAAAGACCGAGCTCGGCAAGCTGATTGATGCCGGTGAGCAGGTGACGGCGTGGGCGAAGAAAGAGGAGAAGAAGAATATTTCTATCAAATAGCATAAGGAGGAGTAAAACATGGCATTTCCAGTACTTGTAATTGGCCCGCCTTCATCGGGCAAAACATATAGCCTTAAGAACTTTAAGACCAACGAGGTTGGTATTCTCAGTGTTGAGAAGGGGAGGCTCCCGTTTAAGTCGGATTTGAAGATTATCAAAGTTAAGAGTTTCAATGACAACGAGCATTCTCCGGCACAGGCAAATGCGGCGAAGTATTCGTGGATTATGTCTGTGATTAAGAGTTCAGTGATTAAGTCTATCGTTATTGACGATTCACAGTTCTTGCTCTCCGGTGAGTTCTTCGATAGGGCTTACGAGAAGGGGTACGACAAGTTCACCGCAATAGCGGCTAACTTCCGAAATCTCATTCACTTCATTAACGAATTGCCGGAGGATGACAAGATTGTTTACTTCCTCCATCACTCCGAGATCGGAGAGGACGGCAGATCGAAAGTGAAGACGATCGGAAAGATGCTGGACGAAAAATTGAGCGTGGAAGGCTGCTTTGATGTCGTACTCTACTGCCAGGATCAGAAGTTTTTTACACAGAGCAACGGGCAGAGCACAGCCAGAACACCGGAGGGAATGTTTGACGCGATGGAGATCCCGAACGACCTCAAGACGGTAGATGAGAAGATCCGTGAGTATTACGGGTTGGAAGTGAAGAAAACTGCAAAGAAAACGAAGGAGGACAAAGAAAATGCAAAAGCCTAATAACTACGACAAGACCAAAGTGGGAGGACAGTACACGCCTATTAGCACCGGAGGACACCACATGATTATCAAGCAGGTGTCCGAGACTAAGAGCAGTGCGGGTAAACCGCAGATTGTGGTCCTTCTTGACACCGCTCCCAACGATTCTCAGCCGGGATTTTTCAGCACGGAGTTTGCTAACGATATCCGACCGGATAAGAAGTGGCCCTATGCCGCTACGCGCTGGATCAATACAGAGGGCAACGACGGAAACTGCTCGCGGATGTTTAAGTCTTTCATTACGGCTTTCGAAAAGTCAAATGGTGTGGAGGCTGTTTGGGGCGATAACTTCACAAAACAGTTCAAGAACAAGAAGATCGGCGCGATCTACGGAGAAGTGGAGAAGGAATACAACGGAAAAACCTCAATGCGTCATGAGCTCCGGTTTTTCTGCGAAGATGCAAAGGTTGACGATGCGAAGATTCCTGATCCGGTTTATCTCGATAAGCCGAAAGCCACAACTACCGCTAGTGTGCCGGATTTCGTAAATGTGCCCGATGGCGATGAAGATGATCTCCCGTTCGGTAATGTATGATGCAAATTCAGATTGACAGCAGGGAACACAAATCTGAGGTTGGAAGGATCAAAAAACAGTTTGACAAGCTCGGTGTGGATTATTTCACGAGCAAGCTTTATGTGGGCGATTACATGAGCCTAGACAATCCTAGGCTCTGTATTGACCGCAAGAAGGACCTGCAAGAGCTTGTGAACAATGTTACTCACCAGCACACACGCTTCCGGGAAGAATTGACGCGGGCTAAGGAGCACGGGATCAAGCTTGTTATACTCTGCGAGCATGGTCCCGATATCAAAACTCTTGAGGATGTCTATTTCTGGGAGAATCCTCGGGCTAAACCTACAATCTGGGTTATGCGTGACGGACATCCGGTAAAGGTTGCCTCACATCCGGGAGCCACATCAGGTAACACCCTCTATAAGTCACTCTGTACGATACGGGACAGATATGGAGTTGATTTTTATTTCTGCGAAAAGCAGGAAACGGGCCGGAGGATCATGGAGTTGCTGGGAGGCGGTACAGATGGATAAGGGATGGATAAAGTTACATCGGCAATTACTAAGCCATTGGATATTTGTTGATCCGGTTGTGCTAAAGATATGGATTTATCTTTTACTCATCGTCAATCATGAGGAGAAAAAGACAATGATTGGCGGTGAACTGATAACCATAAAAGCAGGACAGACCATGACAAGCATTCGAAAAATCGCAGCGGAAACGGACACGAGCAGATACAAGGTTTCCCGGACACTGGAAGCCATGAAAAAAGACGGGATGATTACCACAAAAAACATACAACATGGGACACTCGTTAACATCAGTAATTACAAGCGTTTTCAGCGGATTTTTTCGACCACTTCAGCCGGTGATTGTACCAGTGATTTAGCCAATGATTTAGCCAGTGATTTAGCCAGTGATTTTGCACAAACAATAAATACAAGAATTACTAAGAATGATAAACAACCAAAGAAAACCGCTCCGCGGGATTGTTTTGGGAATTTGATTGAGGAGTAGCGCCATGGCGGAAATGGATTTTGAAAAAGTTAAGGAAGCTCTGGACATCCTCAAGCCGAATGGTGCGCTGTATGAAGTAAGGATATTGAAAGAGCGGACGATCATCAGCGGGTACTTTACAGACACGGAGAAGCTGGAAAAGGCGTTTAAGACGGTAAGCCTAAGAGGGGCCAATGTCTTTTATACGCTGAATAACATTGATCCTGATTGTTACTCGCGCGAGCAGCGGGATTGTTTTCGGCAAGTTAAGACAACCACATCGGATTCCGACATTGTTTCCTATCAGTGGATGCTCGTTGACCTCGATCCAGAGCGTAAGACCGGTATATCGTCAACAAAAGAGGAACTTACACGAGCACATGAGATGGCAAAGGCTATTGTTCAGTATTTGCGCGAGCTTGGATTTAGTGCTCCAATCATGGCAATGTCCGGGAACGGAGTGCACCTGCTCTACAACATTTCATTAGCGAATAATGCCGAGAATCAAAACCTTATAGAACGATGTCTTAAGGCTCTTGCTCTTCTTTTCGATGATCCGTATGTGCATGTAGATCAAAAGGTGTTTAATCCGGCGCGGATCTCGAAGCTCTATGGCACGATGGCACAGAAGGGTGCAGATACGACAGAGCGCCCTCACCGGATGTCTTACATTGTAAGCAAACCGGAGCAGATTAAGTGCACAGAGAAGGCAGTGCTTGAGAAACTGGCGGGTGAATATCCAGAGGAACTTGCGCATCCAGCACCGGCGCAGCGCAACAAGGGCAGTTTTGATGTTGAAGAGTGGATTCATGAGTATGGCCTGCGAGTGCAAGCTGTTAAGACTTGGAAAGACGCAACAAGGTATGTGCTGGAAGAATGCCCGTTTGATAACAGCCACAAAGCGCCGGATTCCGCGATTATCAAAATGGCAAACGGAGCGGTATGCTTTAAATGTCTCCATAATTCATGCCAGGGACATGATTGGCATGAACTGAGGCTAAAATATGAGCCGGATGCCTACGATGATAAACGAGCAGAGGACGAGGCCCGGATTGAGGCAGGGTGGAAAGCCTACAAAGCCTACAATAGACAGAGGACGGATATTACATACCAGGAAGCGCCAGCAACACCGGAAGCCGGTGAAATGTTTGAAACGATGGCACAGATTCTCGCAAAACCTCCAGAAGAACGAATTTGCATTCCTACCGGTTTGACCGCCTTCGATAAGAGGGTTGGAGGATTGGCAAAGGGAGAAATAAGTCTTGTGAGCGGATTGCGCGGTGCTGCTAAGTCGACATGGCTTTCCCAGATGATCCTCAATGCCGTGGATAAGGGGTTCAACACTCTGTTCTATTCTGGGGAATTAAAGGACACCAGATTTGTGAAATGGATGTTGCAGCAGGCAGCGGGACCGGATCATGTCATACAAAGCAAAAAATACGACAATATGTGGTACTGCGAGGACAAGGTTAAATCGCTTATCTCTTCGTGGATCGGCACTAAGTTCCGATTGTACGATAATAAGTATGGCTCAAACTTCCGAACAATTGCAGAATGTCTCCGGGAAGTAATAGCACAATATCAGACGGATATAGTTGTGATAGATAACATGTCAATTCTCGACATCAGCAGTATTTCCTCAGACCGGAGGAACGACAAGTGGGAACTGCAAAAGCTATTTGTAGAGACACTTAAAAATCTCTCAATGATCTGTAATTGCCACATCATCTTTGTGGCTCATCCTCGCAAGGCCCTCGGCTTCCTGCGGCTGGATGATGTCGGAGGGAGTGGCAGCTTAGGAAACCTCGTTGACAATGCCTTTATCGTCCACCGGAACAATACGGACTTCAAAAACGGGTACAAAGCATATACCGGCAAGAAATGGGCCGAAGGAGATGAAGGTGGGGACAATGTAATTGAGGTTGTAAAGGAACGCGAGAGCGGATTGCAGGACTTTTTCATCCCTCTGTGGTATGACATCCGCACGCGCCGGCTGCTTAATGATATCGGAGAGAGGATTGTGTATGGTTGGGATTATGACGGTTTTATCGGTGAGACGATGAATGTGGACGATCTGCCGTGGAAAGATGAGGAGTGATTATGACTTTTGAAAAGGGGAGCAAAGGATTTGACATGATGGGTGAGTACTTCCATCTGTGCAAAAAGTGGTCTGTGCTACCGGGTGATAAGAACGAAAAAACGATACTGGACAGAGCTATTGATGAAATGGTTGAGTTTTGCCGGAAGTACCAGGAAGACAAAAACCGCCTTGCTATTAACATAGCGGCGGCGCTCTTCCTAAACATAGATTGCATGGTACGAGGTGCGGATGTGCTGGGAGATGATAAGGCAGCGCTTCGGATCACGGCACTATGGTTGGAGAAGTTGGTAAGAGTTACGGGAGGGAAACAATGACGGGATGTATCATCGGATCAGTGGCGTGTGGGTTTATTGTAGGCGTTATTATTGTCGCGCTGATTGGATCTGCAAGCCTTCGGAGCAGGGAGGACGAAATGAGAGCATATTTTCTCTCAGAGTTGGAAAGGATAAAGCATGAGCGAGAAAAGGACAATGATTTGCTTGGAAGAGACAGTAATGGCGATCCGGCAGCACCAGAAGCAATGCGGGTACGCATGGAACAGCAACTATCAGAAGGGCATAGCGGCAGCACTACGGATTGTCCTTAGGGAAGGGGAGGATGTAAATGGCTTCAACGACGGCGGAGTGGCGAAGGGCGCGGTACGCTTATCTGAAGACGATCCATCTCTGCACGAGGTGTTCGATGAAGGATGAGTATACGATTAGCGGAAAGACTTACTGCAAGAAGTGTGCGGCCTATTACAGAGACCGGTGGAGACGGGAGCACAAGAAGGGACAGAAGAAGATGGTGAAGAAACTGATTGAGGAATACGAAGCCAAGGCGGCGACGATTAGAGATGATATGCCAGAGCATGAGAAGATGGGTAGCGGACAGTATTACCGGCACAAGCTGGCTATGATCGAGGAGTTTATACGGAAGCTGAGGGAGGTGATCGGGAATGACAATATGGATGAAGGTCACGCTCGATAAATATGAGTTTCCGCTGGAGATTGCGGATAACCCAATCGCGCTGGCTAAGAAGTGTGGGACAACGCGGTGTGCAGTGATCTCCGGTGTGAGTAAGTACAAGCTTGGGAAGGCGCGGAGCAGTTTTCGGAAGGTTGTGATTGACGAGGAGGACGAATGAGCAAACAATTCATGCCCTATATAAAGACGCGGCGCGGAACATTTAACAACATGAGACCGTTGGATAGTATGGAGGCTGCTCTGGGGAAATTTGAGGAGTGGGCCCGGGACTATCACATAACGAGCGCATGGATTGACGAGCGTGGGGACGATTACCCGTATTTTAGGAGGCATAAGGTAAAACTGATCGGAGTACTAAAGAAGGAGGATAACGAGATATGACGGTACTTGAGGATATTCAGGAAAACACAAGTGAATTTAATATTAAATATCACTTGGAGGAATTTGTTGGAAGAGCAATGCTTGCAGTGTTTATGGTTGAAGAAAACCAAAAACAGATGGAAAAACTCATGAAAATGGAAATCGACCCATTTATGAGGACAATTGTTATTGGGCACGCATTTGATGAAATAGCAAGAGCTTATTTGTCAGAACCTACGGGGGGAAGTGATGAAGAAGATGAAGAAAGCGAGGAATAATATAATATGCTGTGGTTTAAAAGGGAGATAACAAAAGAAGTTTATGATCGGGCACAGGATAACCGGGGATATATCACGGAAGCGGATAAGCAGGAGCTTTTTAGCGACGAGGAATTGTTCGGTTATGGCGTGTATAGAGCCAGGGTGTCTGAGATCGACGGGAAATATTATATGAGTTATATGTTGGGCGGCAGTTGCGATTAAGGGAGGAATGATAAATGAAGCATAAAGCAACAAGCGAGTTCTCGAAAGAAGAAAAAGAGTGGATGGATACGCTCGCGGTTAATCAAATAATCTCACAGGCTGACGGTTTTCAGTTGGGTTACGGACAGGCGTTAAGCGATTTCGTGGAGAACATTATTGATTATTGGAACGGTTCTGATGACAAGCCGCAAGAAAGCGTACTTAATACGATTGTGGATTTAGGAGTTGAACTTGCAAAGCGCAAGGAAATAGCGGCAAAGAATATCGAAACGGCAAAAGAACGAGGTTATGAAAAATATTATACATGGCAATATCGGGCAAAGGGTGAGCCTTTTGAAAGAACGGTAGCTTTATTTACAAAAATTGAGCCACAGGAAAGCGAGGAAGTATGAAGATAGTAATTGATATACCTGAAAAGTTATTTAATATTGCAAAAGATGGGATGCTCAATGAAATCCAATCTATGTTTATTTGCGGAAGAATCATTCTAGGTACACCACTTCCGAAAGGACACGGAAGATTGATAGATGCTGATGCGTTGGAAGGTCATAGGCAAATACAGATTGTGCCATGTGGTAATGGAAAATGCACAGATATAACAGTGTACTATCAAAATGATATTGATATAGCACCAACAATCCTAGAAGCAGATAAGGCAGAAAGCGAGGATAAGGAATGAATGTAACTTGTGAAATAAATGATTATTCAAATCCATCACAACCGAAAATCAAAGTACATAATGCTTGGTGTTATTCAAATACAATGGTTGAATTGGAAGTTGAAGGAAAACGATATACAGTAAAGGGAATTGAATTGATAGGGGCAATAAATAAGTGTTTATTAAATTACGGAGAAGAGTGAGGAAAAGGAATGAAAGTAAAAGACATAATCGGCATGTTTAGTCACGGGCAACCGTTTGAAATCCGTGGGGCATACAGCGGAAAGACCTATCACAAGTCCTATGTTAATAGCAAGAAGAACCTTGAGAAGTACCTCGATAAGGATGTTGCTGATACGCCGATCTATTCGGATATGAGAATCAAAGGATCGGACACGAATCACTGGTGTATATCCGTAATAGTGATATGGATGCACGATTATGATATGTGCAAGCAGAGGGAGGATGAGGAATGTTAATTGCTATAAGACATTTCCCTGACAGGAAAAGACCTTGCATTGTACTTGAAGAAAATAATCAAGCGTTAGTGTTGGGGTATTTGACAGACCAAAAACGAGAAGAATGGCTGAGAAAGGCGGTAATGATGGAAAACGGGTATCAGTTAGCCATTCAAGTGAATAGTCTGTATAATTTAGACGAGATTTTGGAAAGCGATCCACAGGAAAGCGGGGAAGTATGAAGATAGTAATTGATATTCCAGAATACTTGTATGACCACTTACATGATATAGTTTATGATGATTATACACTTGACGATT